GGTGCTCTTCGATCAGGTCATCCAAGAAGCCAGACCCGCGCTGCGCCCGCGCCGCTTCGTTCGCGAACGTAAAGCAGTCGTGCCGCCCCCACTCGAATGGCTTGCCCGCGACGGAATCGAGGTAGGTAATCAGTTTTTCTCGACTGGATGTCATCGCTAGAACATCCCGCCGCCGCCGCCCATCTTCACGCCCCGGCCCCACATAAGCGGCTTGTCCTGGAGGTCTGCGACATATTCAAATGCTTTGTCTGGTGGAAAGTTAGGAAAGCGAACCCGCTGCGCCTCAGTCGTATAGCGTATGGGCCGCGGGCGCTCCAGATCGACCAGCTTGCTTTCGAGCGAAACGGAAATCGTCGAGGTCTCACCGCCCTCGTCGATTATCATTTGATCCATGTAGCCAACGAATAGCGTCGTTAGAGCTTGCGCGTCACCGATGGAAACGGAGATTGCCGCACCACTTTCTTGCAAGAGGTAGCCGCCACTTTCCTGTAGCAGGAAGTCTTGATCCAGCGCCGTCAAGCCAAATTTAATGCGGGCAATGCGGCCATGGTACTTCGTTTGCAAAGCCAAGGAGAGCAGCGACCCTGGGATGCCGGACAACGAGATGTTTGCTCCAGCAGAACGAACGTCACTCGTCTCTAATAATGCCGATATGGTCAAAAGATTGCCCGCACCAGTGTAGGTTACACTGCCGAGCGTCAGGTCGCCAAGGCCCGTCCAGAAATGGAGCGGCGTGTCATCGATCTCGAAATCAACAGCATAAAAGGGGCGGATTTCTGCCCTACCCAGGTTTGGAGCGATTGACCCCATATCTTTGCCGGTGTAGGTGTCGCCGCTAGTCTCATAGCGCCGCGTCACCATTAAACGATGACCTCTACAGCGGGAAAAGTCAGGCCGTAGATCGACGCCTCGTCGATGGTCCAGTCCACATTGGGGCTAGTAAGCCTGAAAACGCCCTTAGCGTTGCTGACGACGATAGCGGCACCATCCGCAGGCGCTGTACGAATTGACGGCCAGATATCTATTGTGGCCTGCCCCGCACCGCTGCTGCTAACGTCCTGCAACGCCTTGTGCAGCGATGCGCTCGCGCCCGCGCCAAGCTGGATATAATCACCAGCCTTGAGCCAGCCGGTCTGGCTGGCTGTGCAGCCATCGATGCTGATGCTGTCGCCCGTTTGACTGCCGCCGTTGACGACAGGCGTGCCGCCAACAGAGCCGCGCGCTGTCCCGCCAAGAGGGTCTCCTAACAGGAAGGTGCCTTCGCGGCCTCTCATGCTTAGGAGCCATGCTATCCAGCCCTCTGCATCAGCGCGCTTCATAGGTGGAAGCGTGATTTCGGCCTCCCAGCGCTCACCGCTGTGCTTGTAGACCTGCTGACGCAGCGTGAACACGCTTTCGCTTACAGCCGTGACGTTGACCGCTCGCAGATTTATACTGCGAATGCCGGTGTGCGTGGGCAAAGCTCTTGGGTAGCTGATTGGCATCAGGCAAAGGCCCCCGCAAATGAGCCGCCGCGCCGCCGAGCGTCGAGCACCGCCTGGGTGCTTGCCGCTGCAATTTGCGGCATTAGGCTCTGGATTTCCGCGCGAACAGTCTGCTGCACCCCGGTGCTGACGTTGAACGTTTGATTGATCTGACCGCCGGAGCCGCCGATCTCATTATTAGGAACGACCCTGCCTGAAGCTGAGGGTATCCAGAGTTCAGGACCCTCCTCTCCGATCAAATATGGCCGAGTAGCGGATGCGTAGCCGCCTTTTGCAAGGGGCTGAATAAGGCCTCCAGGACCTGTGGGTGCTGCCATACCGCCAGCGTTATAGCCCGAGGTCGATGGGCCACTCAAGAGGCTGCCCAGATAGCTAAAGCCTTTCTCGAGCAAACCCCAAAGTCCATCACCGCCGCCAGCGCCGCCACCGCCGCCAGCGCCGCCAGCGCCGCCATTCAGCTTGTCGAACAAGCCATCCAGGGCAGCGTCTATGCTTTTGTCCATGAGGCTCGACAGTATCTCCCCCATCATGTCCCGGAAGGCTTCCGAGACGCTCTTGGTGCCGTCGATGACACTTTTGAATGCCGATTTGAACGACGACGATATTTTGTCGAAAGCGTCTTTCAGCTCCTTGCCAGCCTCCTGCGAGGAATCTTCAAGCTTCTTTAGCCTCTCGACAAGCAGGGCGAACTGCTCGTCAGTCAATTTAAGGGTCGTTGCTATCTTGGCCGCCTGCTGTGCGACGTTTTCGGACAGGCCCAGCTCGTTCATCAGCCGCTGCTTCTCGGTGATCTGAGCGATCTGGAGGTCGATCTTACCAAGCTCCTTCAGGTAGGCTTGCGTGACGGGCTCCTTAACGCCCTCCAGTTCTTTCAGTTTTTCGACAACCAGGGCGAACTGAGCGTCAGTCAATTTAAGGGTCGTTGCTATCTTGGCCGCCTGTTGCGCAACGTTTTCGGATAAGCCCAGCTCGTTCATAAGCCGCTGCCTCTCGGTGATCTGAGCGATCTGGAGGTTGATCTTACCAAGCTCCTTCAGGTAGGCTTGCGTGACGGGCGAGGCTTGCGGGGTGGGAATTGCGCCTGTGCTAAAACCGCGCATGTCTTCCGCTTTGCGCACTTTGGCCTGCTTCGTCAGCTCATCTGTTATTTTTCGTTCTGCCGCCAAGCGTGCCTGTAACAAAACGCTATCAGCGGCAAGGTCGCCAGAAAGAAGCCTCGTGGCTTCCGCGGTCGCCTCCGTCTGTTCCATGCCCTGTTTCAGGAGGACGTTAATCTCTCTTTGAATTGCCAGCGCCACGCCAAGTGGCGCTAGTTCTGAGCTATCCATTGAAAAGGTTTCCATCGAAGCTATGGCGGCGGAAAGCTCAATGGTTGATGATTTAGCCTGATCGGCTTGCCCTGCATATGCGCTCATTTCCACGGCAAGAGTGTTCAACCGTTCGCCAAGCCCGCCCACGGCGTGGAAAGCTTTCTTCATTGGGGCTGGCAATTCGTTTGCTTGCGTATTTATTTCAAGCAATACAGCGCTTGTATCTTTTCCGGCTTTTACCTGCGCTTGAAATTTAAGTATTAACGCATCAATAGCAACGATAGCTTTATTGCCAACAGCGTTTGCCATCCTTAATGTCGTGCCTTCTATGATCTTATTTATTGCTTCGACGTTTGTGGCTCTTTTCCTAGCAGATACAGCGTTTTCCTCAAGATATATACTTAAGTCCTTTAAGGCGTCTACTTGACCACTTGGGACAAGATCCCGAAATACATCTCTTAATCCTTGAGCACCCTCCGTCAAAGATTGCAATTTTATCTTTCTCTGATTCTCTATAAATATTTTAACGCCATCGCTCATCTCGCCAAATTTAGCTTTAGCTTCTTCAAAGCTACTAGCTACTTCTACTCTAAATGTTTTGCCAACGTCGCGGGCTGCGCTGTTAAGTGCGCTTAACGAATCGTGCATATTGTCTATTTTTGACTTTGCCTCTTCCGCCGAATCCCCGGTCTTCATAATAGCCACACCGACAGCCGCAAAGACGGCCACGGCTGCGCCGATGATTGAACCCAACGGGCCAAATATTTGAAGAAGCTGCGGAGCCTGCTGGCCGAATGCTTGCAAAGCATTGGTGCCGCCGCCAACCTGAACGGCGAAATCGCCAAGCTGATAGCCGGTTTGCTGCAAACCGCTGCGCAAGAACTTGTTTGCGCCGCCAGCGCCAGTCAAATTCTTGCCGAACACCTTGACGTTTTGGTTGGCCGTTTGGGTTCGCTTGCCAAAGTCGCGCACTGCGTCGCCAGCCGCATTGATTTGAGACGTTGCGCCCTTGACGTTGGCTTTAACATTAATGTTGATGTCTGAGCTAACGCCTGCCATTTTTCTTTACCCGCTCGGCCTCGATCCGGTGGAAAGCTATCCACTCATTCATTTCGCTAAGGCTGATCTGCTCTATCTCAGCTATCGTGCGACCAAGCCGATCCGCCAGCGCGACTAGGTTGTAGCGCAGCGGATCGGCCTTTAGTTTTTTTCCTGATCCTCAACGGAGACCGTCTCAAAGATCGAGCCGAAGACCGTCGCAATAGTGCCCGCCGATTGGCGACTTAGGATCGCTTTGTCTTCTAGGTCGAAGAGCTTCTCGCCGTCAGCGTCAATGGCCTTAATAACGATAAGCTCTACCATTGCGTCCATCGACGGATTGGCTAGGAAGTCTTTGTGCTTACGCTGAACTCGGCTAATGTCTGCGCCAGAAATAGGATGATAATAGAGCTTGAGCGCCCCATTATTATCGCCCCACTCGGGCACCTCTATAACGCGCGCGTCAATCGACGCGGACGCTGCCGCAATCCGCTGTCCCAGTACACTCATCAGTCACCCGCTATGCTGTGGCGGTAGTAAGCGCGCCCGTGCCCTGCACGCCAATGGACATCTCGACCATACCGTCAAAAGACGCGTTGATTGAGCGCGATGTCACGATGGCTGTGCCGCTGTAGTAGGTGTCGCCGCTCGCAGCGCCCTCGGGATAGAACTTGATCGTCACTTCAGCGCCGATGGCAAGCGCCACCTGACCGTTAGTATCCGTCTCGTCCCAGAACACGTCTAGAGTGCCGTCAAAAGACGTTAGGCTAGGCTTGTGCGTGCGCGCGGTGTCCCCCATCGCGGTGTCTTCGATGGTGTCGGCATTTTCGTTGACGTTGTAGGAGCGAATTTCGGCGACAGCCGCCGATCCTACGTGGACAGTCCCCTCTGAGCCGGTGTGCGTTGCCATTTACGTGTCTCCAGATGTTGGGTCGCAGAGACGCGAGACGCCTCTATGCCGCACATATACCATATGTCGCGCGACAATCCAACACACCGTAGAGATTTATATAACTGGAGGCAGCCGCAAAGTGCGTCGCTTATCGAGCGGTCTCTACATCATTAATCGAAGTCACGTACTCGATGGAGTAACGAAGACGAGCAACGCCAATTGGCTGCTCTGCCTCTCCGGTCAATTGAAGATCGGTTGCAGTCAGCACACACCGTTTGGCTAGGCCATTAAGTGTGAAATCGTTGGCAATGCTTTCCTCAATCTCAACGCATATATCATCAAGTGCGTCGTCCAGATCGGCATTTGCTTTGTCGTAGACATCAACCATAATGTCTACGTTTCTCTGCATGGTTCTCAGGCCTATCGTGCCCAAAGCGCTGGACTCGGAGTCGAACGACACAGTCACCACAGGTAGGTTCTCGCCCTTAAGGGAGTACACTCTGTTAGTGTACACCCGTCCCGATACCGACGTAACGCCAGAGGCCAAGGTGCTTTGCATCCGGTCGCGCAGCTGCTGACGGACGTGAGCCATTATCGCTTCTCCAACCGCAGTTCAGATACGCCGGTTCCGTCGTCTGTTACCTCGCGAACGAAATAGCTGACGGAGTTTATCACGATCAGCGCGCCGTCCATGGCCGCCGCATGAGCGACGATGTCAGTCGAGCGGCAAGTGAACATCGGTGTGCGCATGATTATCGGCAGGGCACCATCGGTCTCCTGCTCCTCTAGCGCCCTGTCGAAGAAGCCTTTTAGCGTTGTCGCCGAGCTGCCAACGGGCGTCAGCGTGGCGGCAACGCCAAAGTCCTCGACGCCAATCATCAACGATAGGTCACTGTCGAGCGGAATAGACATTACTCGGCTTCATCTTCCGGTGTTTCAACGTCCCAAATTGCGCGATCAACTTTGGGCTTGCGTCCGCGCTTCTTCACCTCTTCCAGGTATCCGCGATCAATCAATTTCTGCGCAATGGCATCAGGAAGATCATACTCTTCGCCAGGCATCATATTGCCGCCAGTGCCAGCAAAACACTTCTCTATTACTTTGACTTTCATGGGTCACTCCGGTGGAAATTGATCCGGTGGGAATCGGGGAGACGGGCGACCGTCTCCCCGACCAGGTTAAGCTACGTTGACCTCGTCTGTCTTCGCGAAGCTTTCGCCGTTGCGGACAGCAACGTCAACATCCTGGAGGACGGTGATTCGGACAGTACCAGACTTATCGCCCGCGTACGGGTTCACGAAAATCGACGGCTGGTTGAACAGGCCGATCATCATCTGGCTATAATCCCCAAACACAATCGCGGAAGCATCATTGCCGCCGTCGCCTGGGT